ACAGTTTTTGCAATTAGATAGTAGTGGTTATATTGAAACAGTTTATTGGAACTTTGATAATGGAGATGTTTATTATGATAGTGTAAACCCATCTACTGCAGGTTTATCTGGTATAAAAATATCTAGTTCAGGAAGTAGTGATGCAACAACTGCTTGTAGCACAACACCAAGTACAATAGTTTATTACGATGAAACTACTTTAGGTAATAATACAGTATTGTATACAGATTCTAGGGATGCGGGAGAAAGTACCACTTCTAATAAATTTAATGGTGGTGGTAATTGGTATAAGTTCGAAAATAACTATAGAGCGCAAATAAGTAGCACAGGTGTAATATCTAATTATGCAAGTTGTTAAAAAAATAAAATAAAACTATTATATATATATGTTACACAGCATAATCGAATTATTAAAATACTCTAAAAGCAAAAGCGAGAACGTGCTAATAGCTAAAGGTAAGTATAAACTACCAAGTAGTGTAAAAGAAGCGTATAACCAATTTAAAAACGAGCTTAAATGGCAGAAAAAAGGGTAGTAGAGTTAGAAGTTAAAGTAAAAGATTTAATAGAAAATCTTGAACAAATACAAGAATCATTTGCTGCTGTAAAAGAAAGTGTAGATAATGTAGAAAATGTAGGTAAAAAAACATCAAAACAATTAAGTGATGGTTTTTCTGGAGTTAGATCTGCAGTTGTAAGTGTAGGTGAAGCATTAAGTTTTGTAGGACTAACTTTAAAAACATTAGGTATTGGTTTGTTACTTGAAGGTTTTACAGTTTTAAAACAAGTATTTTTAAGCAATCAGATTGTAGCAGATGAATTTAGAAAAACATTTTTATTTACAGTAAACTTATTTAATGGGTTCGTCAATTTTCTTATAAATAAATTTCAACCAGCAGGTAATAGTATGTTAAAATTATTTGCTGATTTAGCTGTTAACATAACAACACTAGGTGCAGCATTAATAGGTTCTATTTTTATTCCATTAAAAAAAATTACACTTGGGTTTTTTAATTTAGGGCAAGCAGCGATGTCTGCGTTTTCTGGTCCTACTGGTTTACCTAATGCAGTATTAAAATTAAAAGAAGGTTTAGATAATTTAGGTGATCCATTTAATGCTGTAGATATAATTCAGTTTACAGAAGATATGACTGGAGGTATTAAAGAGCTAAGGGATTTTATAATGGAGATGATGGCAGCTGCTGATGCGACTGTAGAATTAGATAAAAAAGCAAGGTTAGCTGCTGCTAAACAAGAGGGAGCCAGGTTAAAAGCGCTTACAGCCCAAGAAAAACAAAGAAGAATAAGAGATGATATTCGTAAAGATATAAATGATAGAATAGCAGCTAATGAAGAATTATCAAGATTACAAGTAGAACAAATACAAAAAGAAAAGGAGTTAGCACAGATACAAGTTGATGCAGCAAAGGCGGCACGAATAGGACAAGAAATAAACATTGATCTACAAATTGCGGAAATTGAAGCTAAAACTAGATTATTAGAAATTGATGAAAGAATTTTAGCTCAAACATCTGAACAAAAAGCTAATGAAGCTGCATTACAAAAAGAAAAATTAGATTTTTTACTAGCAGAACAAGATGCTAAATCAGAAGTAAGAAGGCTAGATATAGAAGGTGAACTTGCAGTTGAAGATGGCATATTAGATAGGTTAAATTTAGAAAAAAAACTTTTAGATGAAGAACTAGCGCTAGCAGATATAAGACTACAAAAAACAAAAGAAATATTTGGTGAAGGTACTATTGAATATGAAAATGCTTTAGCGCAAAGAGCTTCTGCAGAAAAAAGATATAATAATGCAAGTGAGAAAAATGAAAAGCTAGTAGCTGAAGCAAAAAGAAAAATTGTAGCAGATGCATTAGGTGGTTTATCTCAACTATTAGGAGAAAGTACTGTAGCAGGTAAGGCTGTAAGTATAGCACAAGCAATTATAAACACATATGAAGGTGCTACGAAAGCATTAGGTCAAGGTGGAATATTTGGACCTGTAGCAGCAGCTGGAGTTATTGCTTCAGGATTGGCAACTGTAAATAAAATAGTATCAACAAAAATACCAGGTACTAGTGATACAGCATCATCACCAGGAATACAAAACACTATTCAACAAGCATTACCACCAGCATTTAATGTAGTTGGAGAATCACCAATAAACCAAATTTCACAAGCATTAAGTAACCGAGAACCAGTTAAAGCATATGTAGTGTCAGGAGATGTTACAACGGCACAACAATTAGATAGAAATATAATTAGTGAAAGTGGAATATAAAAAAAACATAAATAAATATATTATATAATTATGAAGATAGTAGAACTTATACTAGACGAAGAACAAGAGTATTCAGGTATAGAAGCTATATCTATTGTAGAGAAACCAGCAATAGAAGAAGATTTTATTACACTTAATAAAGACGCTGAGTATAAATTAGCAGAAGTTGATGATGAAAAGAGAATATTACTAGGTGCATTACTTATACCTAATAAACCAATACTACGAGTTAACGAAGAAGGCGAATATTATATATATTTTAGTAAAGACACGGTTCGTAAGGCTAGTGAAATGTATTTAATGGAAGGTAACCAAAACAATGCTACACTAGAACACCAAATGCAACTAAAAGGTTTAAGTTTAGTAGAAAGCTGGATAGTAGAAGATCCTATAAAAGACAAAACTGCATTTTATGGTTTAAAATACCCTGTTGGTACTTGGGTAGGTAGTGTAAAGGTAAATTCAGATAAAGTATGGCAAGAATTTGTTAAAACAGGTGCTGTAAAAGGTTTTTCAATAGAAGGTTATTTTCAAGACAAGTCTACATATAGAAAAGATGATTTAAGCGCGATAGAAAGAGCAGAAGCAGAATATTTATTATCTACCTTAAAAGATATTGTTAATGGTGTAACGGTAACACTAGAAAGTTTTAACGACTATCCAGATTCTGTTGCTAATAATGCTAAAAGAGGTATAGAGCTAAACGACAAAGTAAATAATAAGTGTGCAACCGATGTAGGTAAGATAAGAGCGCAACAATTAGCTAAAAAAGAAAAGGTAAGTACCGAAACTATTAAAAGAATGTATAGTTATTTATCTAGAGCAGAAGAATATTATGATCCAAGCGATACAACTGCTTGTGGTACTATAAGTTATTTATTATGGGGTGGTAAATCAGCTAAAAGTTGGGCAGAAAGTAAAATAAAACAACTTAATTTATATTCAGAAGTAATAAACGAACAATATGCTATAATAGATGATCGCCTTGCATATTCTACACAAGAAAAAGCTGAACAAATTGCAAAAGACTTAGGGTGCGAAGGTTATCACGTACACGAATACGAAGGTAAAGAATGGTATATGCCTTGTGAACAACACAGCGAAGATTTAAAAAAACCTTGTCAATCAGGTTACGAAATGATTGGTACTAAAATGAAGAATGGAAGAAAAGTACCTAACTGTGTACCTATAAAAAGATAAATATGTGTAACTGCGAATATTGTATTTGTAAATAATGCCAAAGAAAGATAAACATTATAAAACACCTAGTAGAACGTCACCTAAAGGTGCTAGAAGGGCTTGTTTGTGTCCAGACAATACTTATAGTCGTAAATGCTGTGATGGTTCATTAGAAGCGCAAGGAATAGGGCGTATTTAAAATTTCTCTAATACAAAATGTAAAAAAATATCGTGTATTCATTATATAGTTATGAATGCTACAGAGATATTATCAAAGGTCAAAACTTTATTAGGTGTTGATCCTAATAATGTAGACGTTAAATTAGAACAAATTTCTTTAGAAGAAATAACTCTGGAGAACGGTACTGTGCTAACTGCTTCTAAATTTGAATCGGGTAGCGAAGTGTTTATTAAAACAGAGGATCAGAATGTTCCCTTACCTATTGGTGAGTACGAACTTTCGGACAATAGAATATTAATCGTTAAAACAGAAGGTATGATAGAAGATATCAAAAATTCAGAAGAAGTGGTAGACGAAACTGCAGCAGCAGTAGAAGATACTAACCTTGAAGAAGCGCCAGTTCAGGAAGAAGAAAAATCTGAAATGGGTTACGCTACTAAAGAGGAACTTACAGCTTTAGCAGAATCTGTTGAAGAAGTAAAAGAGCAAATCAAAGGACTTATCGATGCTATATCAGGCGATAAGGAAAAAGAGGAAATGTCACAGCAACAAGAAGAATTATCTCAACCTGCGGCAGAAGGCATCAAACATTCACCTGAAAACATTGAAGAAAAACTAGGTGCAAAGTTTGCAGTTAACTCAAATCAAAACACTACCTATGGTAGAGTATTACAAGCAATTTCTAACAATAATTAATTAAATAATGGCAACAACAACTTCAATAACAACAACGTATGCTGGTGAATTTGCAGGAAAGTATATTTCAGCTGCTCTATTATCAGGTAAAACGTTAGCAGAAGGTAACATATCTATTGTACCTAATGTAAAATTTAAACAAGTAATGAAAAAAGTCGCAACAGATGGTATCGTAAAAGATGGTACTTGTGACTTTACAGATACTTCAACACTAACTTTAACTGAAAGAATCTTACAACCAGAAGAATTTCAGGTAAACTTAGAATTATGTAAAAAAGATTTCAGATCAGATTGGGAAGCAGTATCAATGGGATATTCTGCATTTGATAACCTACCTCCTAAGTTTTCTGACTTTTTAATTGCTCACGTAGCAGATAAAGTAGCTCAAAAAATGGAACAAAACATTTGGACAGGTACTAATGCAACAGCAGGTGAGTTTGATGGGTTTATCACAACTTTAGGTGCTGATGGTGACGTAAACGATGTAACAGGTACAGCATCTACGTCTGCAAACGTAATAGCAGAACTTGGAAAAATAGCTGACGCTATTCCTACAGCAGTATATGGTGCAGAAGATTTAAATATCTACTTACCATCTAATATGTACAGAAACTATATTAGAGCTTTAGGTGGATTTGGTGCAGCAGGTTTAGGTGCAGCAGGTACAAACGCTCAAGGTACTCAATGGTATAACAACGGTAATGCATTATCATTTGATGGAATTAAGGTAGTAAACGCTCCTGGTTTATCAGATAACGATGCAGTTGCAGCACAAGCGAGTAACCTGTTTTTCGGAACTGGACTTATGTCAGATCAAAATCTCGTAAAAGTAATTGATATGGCAGATTTAGATGGATCTCAAAACGTAAGAGTAGTAATGAGATTTACAGCAGGTATTCAGCACGCAATCGGTGGTGATATTGTATTATACGCTACAGCGTAATTAAAATAATAGTATAACTTAAAAAGGGTAGGTGGCATTATACTACCTACCTTTTTTTTTAAAATAAAATAAATTATGGCTTGTGCATTAACAACAGGAAGGCAGTTACCTTGTAAAGAATCGGTAGGTGGATTAAGTAAAGTATATTTTGCAGATTATGGTACATTAGGTACAGCAACAATCTCTGCAGGTAATATTTCTGCTTTATCAGGAACACCAGCTTTTTTTGAATACGATTTAAAAGGTGCTACTAGTTCATTAACAACAAACATCATTAGTTCTAGAGATACAGGTACTACGGTATATGAAACAACTTTAGAGTTAACATTTACACATTTAGATGTGGCAACTCAAGAAGAAATTAAAATTCTAGCAGCAGCAAGACCACACGTTGTAGTAAAAGACAACAATGCAGTACAATCGGGTACAATGGATCCAGATACAGTAGACGCTAATTATCTAATGGTAGGTTTCCACCAAGGTGCTGAAGTAACAGCAGGTACTATCGTTAGTGGTGCAGCATATTCTGATTTAAGTGGATTTACTTTAACGTTCACAGCTACAGAAGTAATACCTCCGTTATTCGTAACAGGAACGGTAGTTACTGCGTTAGCAAGTGGAACACAAATTAATCCAACTTCATAAAAGTTTTTTGTTTTTGTGTGTTTTTAAAGGGGAGTTTTTAACTTCCCTTTTTTATTATATAAAAAATATATTTTTTTTTATTATATATGTATGAAGATTTTAACAACTAGTACTTCAGCGCAAACTTTAACTTTCGCACCGAGAACATATCCGTCACAGGTTATTGTATCGATTAGAGATACTAGTACTAACACAACAACAAGAACTGAAAACGTTACATTAACAAGAAATAATGATAATGCATCTATATCTACTACATTTAGTTTAGTAGAAGGTAGAATTTATGATTTAAAAATATTACAAGGTGTAGGTGCGCTATGGAACACTTACAATGTAATATGGGAAGCAGCAACCGATAACTGGGAAAGTATAACAACTTCTGAAAAAAGTATTTATTTAGATAAGGTATTTTGTACTGATCAAACTATAAATCAAGCTGACAATGACTATTATACAATTAATAGCGGACAATACACACAAACAACTAATTATCCTGATGATGATTATATAATAATAAGCTAATGAGTAATATTAGAGTAGTAAATTTAAATACATATACAGCACCAAAGATAACGGAGCAAAAGAATAAAGATTTTGTTTCTTACGGTGAAGATAATAACTATTATCAATATCTAATAGACCAATATCAAGGTAGTCCAACTAATAACGCAATTATTAATGGTATAACTGAAATGATATACGGTAAAGGTTTAAGCGCAACTAATAGCGATAAAAAACCGATGGAATATGCAGAAGCAGTTACATTATTTAATAAAGAAGATTTAAAAAAGATATGTTCTGACTTTTACTTATTAGG